AAAGGCTCACAACGGTTTCTTAATTATCTTTGGTAAAAACTCCATTGTTGTCTATCAAGGGGCTACAGACCCGACTACAATGTCCTTAGCTGATACCATAGCCAACGTAGGTTGTATTGATAGAGACACTGTACAGTCCACAGGTACTGACTTAATCTTTATGTCCAGTGAAGGCTTACGCAGCTTTGGCAGAACCATTCAAGAAAAGTCAATGCCCGTTAGGGACATTAGTAAGAATGTTCGTAATGATTTGTTAGCTATTAATGTACAGCAAGTTAACAGTCCCTTACGCTCCATATACAGCCCAGAGGAAGCATTCTACTTACTGTCCTTTAGTGACTCCAAGTACGTTTACTGCTTTGATATGAGGACTGCTCTGGAGGACGGGGCGCATAGGGTCACTACGTGGTCAGACACAACCCTAAGAGCCCTTGAGAGGACTCAGGACGGCTTGTTGTACGTAGGGAATACCAATGGTATTGCCACTTACAGTAACTATCAAGACTATGGCTTGTCCTACGACATGAGCTACTTTAGTAACCCACTTTCCTTTGGGGACAGCTCTCGTCTTAAAATACTCAAAGAAATTATTATTACGTTTATTGGTGGTCAGGGAGCACAGGCAGTTGTGAACTGGGGTTATGATTACAGTCAAGCCTATACTAAACAGATTGTTGAGATTAACTCTGGTAGTAAGACTGCGTACTATAACGAAAGTGAATATAATGTGTCTACTTCAGAGTACAGTGCTTCAATCATTGTGGACAGACCAAAGACTAAAACAACAGGTTCAGGAACGGTAGTAACCATAGGTGTGGACGCTACTATTAATCAAAATGCGTTATCTTTGCAAGAACTTAATATTCAAGCTTTAATAGGTAGGATGATCTAATGAGCAATTACACAAAGACTACAAACTTTACAGCCAAAGATACTCTTCCTACAGGAAATGCAGCGAAGATTATTAAGGGTACTGACTTTGACACTGAGTTTGATGCACTGGTTGTAGCGGTGGCTTCAAAGGCTAACTCAGCAAGTCCAACATTTACAGGGACAGTTACGATACCAACGCTTACTGTAAGCGGTACGTTGACTGCGGGAACAATTACTGGAGGTACTTACTAATGGCTCTTATTGATGATTTATTGGGGCTAGGCTTTGATGTAACAGCCGCTACTAAAATGATGGACTCTATTAAAGAGTTTGGTACAGAAGCGGAAGCAAAAGCAGGAGAGATTGGTACTGAAGCCTATGAGGCTATGCAGTTTAAACCTTTTACTGTTACTTCAGGAGTAGGTAGTACAACTGCTGGTGCTGACGGCGGGTTTACAATGAATCTGTCTCCTGAGCAACAAGCTCTTCAAAACACATTGTTTGGCGGTGCTGGGGGTTTAGCAGGGCAAGCAACAGCGGCTTATGACCCCATCTACGAGCAATTAGCTAATCAAGCCTACGGTGGCGTTAGTGGGCTTATGTCCCAAGCCCAACAAGCAGCTTTAGACGCTGGTTCTATGGACAGGGGAGCTAGGGAAGAACAGGTATACGGGCAGCTAAGAGCCTTACAGTCCCCTGAGGAAGAAAGACAGCGTTTAGCCTTAGAGAATCGTATGGCTTCTCAGGGAAGGCTAGGAGTCTCCACAGCGCAGTACGGTGGTACTCCAGAGCAATTAGCGATGGCTAAGGCTCAGTCAGAGGCTCAGAACCAAGCGTCCCTTATGGCTATGCAGCAGTCAGGCGCTGAACAACAGCAAGCACTACAGAGAGCCGCTGGTTTACAGGGGTTAACTTCAGGTATGTTTGGCATGGGTACGCAAGCTAGAATGACTCCCAGACAAATACAGGGTATGGACTTACAGAACTTAGCAGGTATGATGTCCGCTGGTTATGCTCCAGAATCTCAGCTTCTAAACCAATTGCAAGCTGGTACTAATATTGCTAATATTGCTGATACAGCGCGTAGACAAGCTGCAATGGAAAGAGCAGAGTCTCAGATGTCTGGTTTAAGTGCTAATTTAGAAGCTCAAAGACTTAGAGGTGATATTTTTAGAGAAGCTATGGGTTCTGCTGGGAACATTATAGGTGGCGGTGTGAGTGGTGGAGGTTTGTTCAGCAGTCTATTAGGTAAAATAGGCGGTGAAGGTGGAGATATACCTTTTGTACCTAAATGGTTAGAAGATTTACTAGGAATTTAAAATGGCTAAATTATCAGAAAGTTTATTTCAAAGCATTAGAGACTTTGGCAAGCAAGATCCTACGCAACCTGCCAGAAGGTTAGCTCAAGCTTCTCCATATAGACAGGTAGGAACTACAGATCCCCTAGCTCGTCGTGTTGGTAGTTTGTTTGGCAACTTAGGGATAGACACAAGCTATATGCAGACTGCCCCTGAGCGTATTACGGCAGCTAATGAAGGCTTGGATATGTCTACTCTTGAAGGGCAGCAGCAAGCCATTGCTAACGAAATGCAGTATGTGGTAGACCCACAGGCTCGTAGGGCTTTGGGCTTGCGTATGATGGAGCTAAATAAACTTAAGCAAGCTCAGGCAGCACAAGATGCTCAGTTAGAAACAAAACGTATTTCAGCTCAACTTATTATGTCAGATTTAGTTAATGTTGAAAAAGAAGCTAAAACGCCTCAACAAAAACAAGCAGCGGGGCAGTTGTTAAAACTAGCAGCAGTTGCGGGAGAACGTGCAGATCAATTACAACCTCAAATTCAAAAGCTTAAAGACAGTATTTATAAGGAAGATTTAACTTCTAAACAAACAGCTGATTTAGTTAAAGACTTTACAGCTGACTCAGTAGAACGATACATGGCAACTGGGAAGCCTTCTGATTTAATAAAATTAAACTCAACTGCTAAAACAGAAATGACGGCTTTTTCTAAATATGTAACACAGGCTGGTATAAGTCCAGAAAGTGAGGAGTGGAAAACTCTTCATAAAAAATATGCAACAAGACAAGCTGAAGGCCCTATTAATGTTTTAGACACAGTAAGCCAAACGCAAGCTCTTCGTTCAGATTTAGAAGCAACACCTGTTATCCGTGATAGTCAAAAAACAGTAAGCCAAGCTAAAAAAGCTTTAACAACTATATTTTCTATTGAGGATAGGATGAAGAAAGGTCTTCCTGTTTCTGAGCAAACAAGAGTTGTAGAGAGAACTGTTTCTGAGCTTTATAACGCAGACACAAGAGCGCAGTCAGAAATTGATAGGTTTTTAACGGGGCGCGGTATTAAAAGAACATTTGAAGAGTGGGTTACAAGCTCTTTAACAGGAGAGCCTACTAAAGAAACTATTGATAATTTTAGAGATCTTTCAGAGCTGGTTGAAAAGTTTTCAAAAGAAGAAATTAGAAGAGTATCTTCTGGTTATTTAAAAGCTTTTGAAGGTATTGCAGATCCTGATGTTATCTCTAACTTAAAAAGTGTTTATTATCTTAATAACAAAGCCCCTTCTGGCGGCTTAACTGCTGTTTCTTTAAAATACGCTAATGATTTAAATTTAAACCCTGTTGAAAACTTAGAATCTTTACCTATTTTTAATACACCTCAATAATAAGGTTTTAAAATGTCTAACATTTATTCAAGAGAAGAATTAGTTCAGCTTTTCCAAAGAGCCTATGCCGCTGAAGATGTTGAGGCTGTTAATGAAATTTCTGCCGAACTAGAGCGTTTAGATTCTAAAAATGAAATACCAACAGAAACAGTTCTTTCTCCTACACAAGCTGTTGTTGAAGACAGTTTTGTCAAAGACCAAGCTAAAGCAGGGGCTGCTGATTTTATTTTTAAGATGCTTCCCGATAAGTTTTTTGGTGTAGACGGTTTAAGTGAAAAATATACTGATACAGAAACAGGTGAATATGACTACCAAACTTATGAGGCAGACTTAGCGGCAGCTAAAAATGAAGCCAGTGCCGAGTTTTTTGGATATAAAGGCATTAAACCTGCAAGTAAGTTTGAAAGATATACAGGTGCTGCTACTAGAGGAACAGTTTCTGAAGGCCCTTTAGCTTTCTTTGGAGCTAAAGGCCCTGTTAGTGCTGCTGTAGAACTGGCTCATACTTTTGCAGCTACTGCTGCGGGAGCTTATGGAGGTGATGCTGGAGCTGAGATTGCAACATCTTTAGGCGCTCCTGAAGAAGTTGCAGAAGGTTTTAGAACTGCTGGTGCTTTAACAGGGGGTTTAGGGACAAGTCTTGCAAGAGCGCCTTTAACTGCGGCAGGTTCTGCTGTTTCTAAAACAATATCTGAAAGAAAAAGACTTGCTGATTCTGCTGAAAAAGCTTCTGAGTTTTTAGCAATGGACGATTTAGATGGGATTA